CTGCGCTTCGCCCGGGGCTTCGGCTCCACCGCCACGACCGGCACCTGCAGGCCCAGGCCCAGTTGCATCACCTCCGACAGCCTGCGGCCCTGCAGCAGCGCCTTCAGCCGGCCGTGATACTGCCGCACCGGGCCCTGCGGGAACGCCAGCCGCCGGGGCTGTGCCCACCAGCTCAGCAGCAGGCCCTGATCGGCGACGTGCAGGTTGCCCCAGGCCTGCTGCACCAGCGCCTGCAGCGGCGCGAGCCGGTCATCCTCGGGCTCGGGGTCGTCGCAGCCGTCGACGCCATGCAGGTCATCGAGGCAGCTCACCCCGGTCATGGCGCCGAGCATCTCGCGCAGCTCATCGGCGCTCATGCCGGCCTGCTCCGCCACCTGCTCGGCACTGACGCCAGGGTCCGCCATCAGCCGCTGCACCTTGCCCCATTGTTCGCGCCAGCGGGAGGGGAACTTGATGGTGTGGCCCTTGTCGCGGAACCAGTGCAAGATTTCGCCGGTGATGAACGGGCAGACCACGGTGCTGATCGCGTACGCCTTCCCACTCCCCGGATTCACCCGCTCCGGGTCATACCGCCGGCAACCCCGGATCAGCCCCACATAGGCCACCGCCTCCAGGTCGTCGTAGGGCTGGCCGGTCCGCCGGTGGAACCGCCAGGCCGCCTGCCGGGCGAGGCCCAGGTTCGCGGCGATCAGCTCCTCTGACGTGGCGGTCGGCGGCGGGAACCCCTGCACGGTGTCAGCCATCGCCTGGGGTGCCTGGCGGGGCTTGCGGCGGCGGGGTGGGGCGGTGGTGGTCACTGCAGCGGTCTCCAGCACGTCACCTGAAAGCCGCCCGGCTGCCCCCACAGGTCGTCGCTGGGAGCCCAGGCATTGCGGATGATCCAGTCCTTGCCGAGCAGGTTGATGCTGGAGCTCCGCAGATCGCCTGGCTTGAGCCGCAGCAGGGCGGCGCGAGCGATGGGCCCCACCGGCCGGAGCTCCGCCTCCAGGTGCTCGGCGATCGCTTCGCTGACCATGAAGCCGTCTTCGCCAGCGTGATCCCTGCTCTCAGTCGAGAGCTGAAACCGGAAGGCGTGCAGCAGCAGCTCTTCGCCGGCCGGGGTGCGGATCAGTGCCTGGCCGATCATGGCTGCACCTCCGGCTCAGCACTGGGGTCGGCGATGGCCGAGTAGGGGAGCCAGAGGTCGCCGGGGTTCAGGGAGGCGGGATAAACCAGCAACCAATGCCGCTCCTCGGGGTCCCACCACCAGCAGCAGCCAGCGAAACTGGTATCGCCTGGAGTGATGGGCTCACCGTCAAAGCGCCGCGGCTCCGGCCTGTAGCCCAGCCAGTGGACGCGCAAGGGGCGCCGGCCGGGAATGAACGACTCCCGGTCATCGTCAGCCGGCCTCGCCACCGCCACATCCCCGCCAGGCGGCAGCAGGCGATCCCACAAGGCGCGGAGGAGGCGGTTCATGGCTGCACCTCCCGCGGCTCCAGCGTGTAGGTCGTCTCGCCGTGCTGGAACCGTTCAATCCCTTCCGTGACGTACCACTCGGCCAGGGCGTCGAGCTCCTCTTCGGAGAGCAGCCGCGTGATGGTCATCTCCGGCAGGTCATGAGCCGAAAGACGGATCGCCACGTCGGTGGTCATGGGCGGCAGCTGCAGAGCTGCGGAGAGGCGCGCCAGGGCGGCGACGGGGGTGAAGGGTCTCATGGGTCGTGGTGGTGGGTGGTCATCGGAACCCCGGCACAGCGGCCAGGCGCCGCGCAGGCTTGCTGGCGGCCAGCGGGTCGCTGGGACCCGGGGGCTCGACGGCGTGGCCGTAGTGGGCGGTGCTGACGCGCATGGGGCCGGTGCCGGCGACGTAGTTGATCGCCTGGGTGGTGCTGTCCACCAGGTCGTCGTGCGCGCCGGCTGGGAAGCTCAGCAGCTGCCGCTCGTAGTCCGCCAGCCAGGGCGCACCCTGCGGGAACAGGATACGGCCCTGCTCGAACTGCGGGGCCGCAGCATTCGCCCGGGCGCTCTTGCCGCCCAGGGGCCGCACCGCACGCAGGCTGAAGCCGGCGGCGCGGCGCTTGAGCACGTCGATCACTGCCGGGCCGTTGGCGGCATCCTCGATCACCAGCTCCGAGAACTGCCAGCGCTGCCAGGCGCCTTCGATCGCGGCAACGGTGGCGGTGAAGCCCATCCGGCGGTTCAGCAGGTCCAGCAGCAGCAAGCCCTCGGGCCGCTGGCCCCAGATCGTCAGGCCCACGAAGTCGCTGCCGGCGCCGTCCTTGAAGGTGCAGTCGATGCTGGCGATGATCCGCACCCAGCCGGCCTGCGGCAGCTCCGCCGGGTTGTAGTAGCGGAACCACTCGCGGATGAAGATCGACCCAGCCGCCAGGGTCGGTCGCTGCTGGTAGAGCGCCTGCCACCAGCGGGAAGCAGAGCTGGCCTTGATCTGCTCCAACCGCTCCAGCGGGAACCGCTCGGGGCACAGCGGCTCACCAGGCTGCCGCCAGTCCGGCACCACCTTGCACGACGACGGCAGGGCCAGCGGTGGCTCCCCGGCGATCGCCGGCAGGTCGATCACGGTCCACTCCTCCGGCCGTTCGGTGTTCGCCTCGCGCTCCAGCAGGAAGCCGGTCAGGTCATCGAGGTGCCAGCGGGTCTGGATCACCACCTGCGCAGCACCAGGCTCGGCCCGGGTGGAGAACACCGAATCCCACCAGTCCTGCGCACGCTGCCGGTAGGTGGGGCTGTCGGCTTCCTGAGCGTCCTTCACCGGGTCATCGACGATGCCGAGGCTGTAGCCGCGGCCGGTGGCGCCACCGCCGACACCAACGGCCCACATGCCGCCCGCTGCGGTGGTGTTCCAGCGGTTCGTTGCCCGACTGGCAGCGTCCAGGGTGCCGCCATTGGCCTGGTAGTAGGCGCGGGCCTCGCGGCTGAAGCCTTCGGCTAGCTCAGCGCCGTAGGACGCCAGGCCCACCCATCGGGTCGGGTGCCGGCGCAGGTAGTAGGCGGGGAACAGGCGCGAGGCCAGCAGGCTCTTGGTGTGCCTGGGCGGCAGCATGATCACCAGCCGGGTCAGGCTGCCATCAGCGACGGCCTGCAGGGCATCGAGCAGCGTGTCGACGTGCCGGTAGAACTCGAAGGTCGGCGCGACGGCGCGGATGAAGTCGCGGAAGGTGCCGACGGTGCCGCCGGTGGGTTGAGCCAGAGCGGCCAGCTGGGCCCGGGCCAGGGCGGCAGCGATCGGGTCAGCTACCAGCATCAGCCTGCACGCCCAGCCCCTGCGCCTGCAGGGTCAGCAGCAGCCGTGTGCGTTGATCGTCGGCCAGGCCCGCGGCGTCGATGGCATCCACCACCACGGCCAGCGTGCGCTGCACTGCACGACGCTCGGCGGCGGCGTCTGAGAATTGATCGCGGGTGATCGGGTGATGCGTGAGCAGCCAGGTGATGGCGTTGACGTTGCCGTTTTCAGCCTGACCGTGCAGAGATTGCAGATAAGACTCTGCAATTTTGGATGCGCCCTTATTGATGACAGCCCACAACCGTCCTTCGTTGGTTGATTCGTCAGATTCGCGGCCCTGCTTGATCCAGCGCTTCCAGGTTGTTGGCGGGACGCCAAGCCGTGATGCCATGAGCGCATGCGGCAGGCCGAGATCCGCCATCTGCTGAGCCTTGGCGATCAGCTCATCGGTCAGCGTCGAGGGCCGGCCACCAGCCACGCGGATACGGGAACGCAACGGGGACAGCTTAGGGCCCTGCGGTGTGGTTGCGCAACGGGACCAGGTCAGGTGGCAGGTTCCAAGCCGATGTCAACGCCGTCGCTGGTCGGGCAGGCGCGGAGCCAGACGCCTCCCAGGGACTTCGGCATCACGATGCGCTCAACGGCCCAGCCGGCGCCGTCCTGGAACTCCTCCTTGTAGGTGCCGGTCTGGACGTGCCAGCGCTGGGCGATGCGCTGCTTGCCGGTGCTGGTGAGCCGGTAGCAGGGGTGAGAGACGATCGACCGTTCGTGGTTGTGGCCGTTGACCAGGATGTCGGCATCAGGCGCGATGCCGGCGTAACGGCCACCGCCCATGGTGCCCTTGGTGATGATGCCGCCCCAGGCACCGTGATGGAAGAACAGCGCGATGCGCCTGGTGCGCTGGCCAGCCTTGGTGCCCGGTCGGTAGAAAGTGATCCAGATCCAGCCCTGATAACGCATGTGCTCGGTCAGGGCGCCGTGGCGATCACGCAGGATGCGCACGACGTTGCCAAGCGGATCGACTTCCTGATTGCCCAGCACGGCGGTTTCGTGGTTGCCGTCCGAGACCATGAGCAGGGTCTGCGCGAACGGCGCGAGCCACTCGGCAGCTTCTGAGAACACCAGGTCGAAGTAGTTGGAGCCCAGGTGTTCAGGCCTGATGGCGCCCTTGGATGCCCGGCGGTCGCGCTTGCCCTGCATGAGGTAGAGCACGTCACCGAAGAACAGCGCATGCCCACCAGCGCCCTGAGCCTGCTTCAGGTGCCGCCGGAGCAGGTCGCGCTGGCAGTGCGGATTGTCCAGGTGGATGTCCGACGCCAGCAGGAACTGATGCGGTGCGTGGGACAGGTACGGGATGCGGATCTCCAGCAGCTCAGGGCTGTGGCGCACCAGCTTGAGCCGTGGAGTCGTCACCGATCGGTGGCGGTTGCTGCAGTTTGCCGCCCGTTGCCGGTGGCCATCAGGAGCGGCAACGGCCCCGTAACGCCTGTTACGCCAGCGTTACGCCCGGCGTAACGCCGGGATCGGCTGCGCCCCGGCGGGTCTGGTCCCCTTTGTTACGTTGTTACATCTATAGAGATAGAGATAGTAGTAGTAGGGCACCCCTGTTTTCGTATCAGGGGGATTTTCCCCACGCGCATGCACGCGCGTATAA